GGTGCGCGAGGCCCCGCGCTTTGCCCGCCTCTGGACCACCTATAAGGCAGCACATACAGGACTAGGCAAGGTATGATTACGATTCAAACGAAATCAGGCGCGACCCAATGCTCCAGTATCCAGGTTAACCGCGTTGACGCGCGTGTATTTCTTGGCGGCATCCCAGAGCGGACGTTTTTCAAACTTGAAGCGGAAGGCGTTCTCATTCCGTCCTATCGTGGTGGCCGCGGCAAGTTGTCCGTTTACGACCTCGCCACCATCACCCCCGCCTACATCGCGCACCTCAAGGCAATCTCCCCTGTTGGAGGTGAGCGGGAATCCCGCGCCCGTCGCGATCAATCGCAGGCCGAGTTGAATGAGCTACGGCTCGCGGAGCGCAAGAAAGAACTGCTCCCGCGTGACCAGGTGGTGCGCGAGGGGCGGGCGGCCGTGATCGCCGTGCGCGCGAAGCTCTTGGCCATGCCCCGGCGAATGGTGCAGGCCGGGCATATCCCGGTCGAGAAGCAACCGGCCGTGGCCGCGATGATCCGGGAGACGTTGGAGGAAATGGGCCGATGGAAAACTCAACACGATCTGCTCGCGGCAAAGGGCGCCAAGAGGAATGCGGCGACTCGCCGACCCCGGACTGGTTCGCGGCGTTCGCCCCCCCTCCCGCCCTCACCGTAAGCGAGTGGGCCGACGCACACCGCATGCTCCCGGAAACCAGCGCGGCCCGTGGAGCCCGATGGCGGACTTCGACGATGCCGTACTTGGCGGGCATCATGAACGTGATCCATGAACCGGGTGTGCGGAAGGCGGCTTTGATGAAAAACCATCAGAGCGGAGCATCTGAAGCCCTGAACAACATCATCGGCTATTGTATGGAACACGATCCGTGCCCCATGCTGGTGGTGCATCCGACGGCTGCCAGCGCCGAGGCATACTCCAAGGAGCGGCTCTCCGACATGATCCATTCGACGCCCGCCCTCCGCGATCTCGTGACGGACAAGCGCGTCCCCGGTCTCGATGGCCTGCCCGAGTCCACCCTGAGCCTCAAGATGTTTCCCGGCGGATTCCTCGCCCTGGGCGGCGCGAACACGCCGAACACATTCGCGCGGTGGTCGGTCCGGCTGGCGATCGGAGACGATGCGGACCGATTTCCCGCGGTGGTCGGGGATGAAGGCGACCCGGCCGACCTCCTCGTCAACCGCACGACCACCTTTCACGACCGGCTGGCAATCTTCGTCTCCACGCCGACCCTTAAGGGTGGCCGGATCGATTCGCTTCTTGAGCGGAGTGACCAGCGCCGCTTCTTTTGCCTCTGCCCTCAGTGCGGGCGGCGCGATTACATCCGATGGAATGACGAGAAGCACTTTCACATCGTCTTCGATGATCGGGACCCGACTACATCCCGAATTGAGTGCCCTGACGCTGAACACGGCGGATGCGGATATCAGATCCGAGAGCCAGAGCGTGCGGCCTTTGCCGCGTCCGGAATCGATCTCGGACACGACGGATGGGACGCAACCGCCGAGGCGCAGGAGCCGGGGCTGGTTGGCTGGTACAACCCATTCGCGCTCAGTCCATGGGTCAGTCTGCAAGAACTCGTCGAGAAATTTCTGGTAGCCAGAAAGAGCGGGCGGGAAGCATTCAAAACTTTCGTCAACACGATGCTCGGCGAGGCGTGGGACGATCGTACCGCGCGCATGGAGGCCACGTCCTTGATGGTCCGCGTGGAGGATTACGGCACACTCGCGGATGGGACCGCGATCGAGGTGCCCGCGCCTGCCGCGGCGCTCACGGCCGGGGTGGACGTCCAGGCCTCGGGGTTCCTCCTGTCGGTCTACGGTTGGGGCCCGGCGGGCGAGCGGTGGCTGGTAGATCATCGCACCGTGCCGGGCGATCCGCGGAAGGGTGAGACGCACACCGCATTGATCGAGGCACTGAGCCGTCACTACCAGCATGCGAGCGGGATCTCATTGCCGATCCATGCGACGTGCATTGACTCGGGCTACGCGAGCGACGAGGTGTACACGTTCGTGCTCCGGCACCAGTCGCGCCGGATCTACGCGACGAAGGGCGACGCGGGCAAAATCGGCCAGCCGCTCATCTGGAATGTCGCGGCCCCGATGCACGGCCAGACGACGACGAAGACCCGGACTGCGGCCGCGAGGGCGAAGAAGATCATCCGCCCGGTCGCGCTCTACCATGTGAATGCGGACGACGGGAAATCACAGATCATGGGGAGCCTCGCGCTGGCGGCGCCCGGGCCGAATTTCATCCACTTCCCGGCCGGGGTGGATAGCGTCGATTCCGAATTCTTTGCCCAACTCTGTAGCGAGCACAAGGAGACCCGGTACAACAAGGGCGGCGTGGCGGTGTCCACGGTCTGGGTCCAGGATCGCGAGGCCAACCACGCCCTCGACGAGGCGGTACTCGCCCTCGTGGCTTTCCGGATTCTCCGGCCGAACCTGGCCGACATGGCGACGCGAATCCGGGCAGCGCAAGCGATCGCGCCGGCTACGCTGACTCCGGCCAAGGTGCTGCTTGAGAATTCGCAGGTGATCGCCAAAGCCATTGCGGGTCGTCCGCCGGCGCCTACTCCTGCACCACCGCCGGCGCCACGGTCTGCCGAACGTCGAGTCTGGCGGTCTTCATATCTGGGGGGATAGCGCGAGTCTTCGGTTGTGGGACGCGCAAAGCCCGTCGGGGGAAACACCCTGGCGGGCTTTCTTGTTGGAGCAGGAGGGTGACATGGCTTTCACACGAGCGCAGATCGACGCCCTCAAGACGTCAATCGCCCAAGGGGCCTTAACTGTCCAGTTTGCGGATCGCACCACCACGTACCGGTCACTCCGCGAGATGCGCGATACGCTGGTGATGATGGAAGCAGATGTTTCGACCTCCTCACGTCCGAGGGCTTACACGGCGTGGTCGGATAAGGGGCTGTGATGCGACTACTCGCACAGATCGGGCGGGGGATGCAGCGCGCCGGTTCATATCTCGTGCCGCGCGTGAAAAGCCATGCAACCTATGAAGGGGCGTCACAGTCCCGGCGTATGCGCGGGTTCTATGCCCCCACCATCGGATCGAATAGCGGCGTCGTCTACTCGCTCGGCACTCTCCGCGATCGCTCGCGCGCCTCGAACCGCAACGACGGCTATTCCCGCGCGGCGATCGACCGGCATGTGTCCAACTTGGTCGGCACCGGCATTGTGCCGCAGAGCAAGGCCGAGGACGCGGCATTTCGGGCGAAGGTTCATCAGCTCTGGTTTGACTGGACCGACCAATCCGATGCCGACGGTTACCGGGATTTCAACGGCCTGCAGGCCCTGGCAGCCCGCGGCTGGATGGAAGGCGGTGAGATGTTCCTGCGCCTCCGCCCACGTCTGCCGAAGGATGGCCTCACGGTCCCCCTACAGATCCAACTGCTGGAACCGGAGCTGGTCCCGCATGAATATACAACCGTCGCCCCCGGCGGGAACCCCATCCGCGCCGGGATCGAATTCGATGCGATCGGCCGACGTGCGGCTTATTGGTGCTGGCGGGCGCGACCCGAGCAACTCGATCCGATCCAGGCGGGCACGATGGTCCGCATTCCCGCCGACCGGATGATCCACCTCTACGAGCCGGTGCGCGCGGGGCAGATCCGCGGACTCCCGCAGCTCACACAGTCTCTCGTGGAGTTGTTCGACATCAACGGCTTCAAGGACGCGACGTTGCTGCGCCAGAAGCTGGCCAACATGTTAGTTGGCACCTTCACGCCAGCCCCATCCGACATCGCGGAAGAGATCGACCCGGTGACCGGCCGGCCGATTGTGACGGAAGACGGCAAAACCAGCTTGGCCCTCGAGCCGGGCACGATGGTCGAAACCCCGCCGGGCAATAATGGCGTGAACTGGTCCACCCCTCCTGCCCCGACCGGATACGGCGATTTCGTCCGCGAGCAGCTCATGGCCGCAGCGGTCGCCGCCGACGTGCCATACGAAGTTCTCACCGGCGACATGCGCGGACTCAATGACCGCGTGGTCCGCGTGATCCTCGGCGAGTTCCGGCGCCGGGTGGAACAGCGCCAGCATCACACGCTCGTTTTCTCGATGCTCCGCCCGATCTGGATCGCGTTTCTTGACCGCGCGATCCTCTCCGGCGCCCTCCCCGTCCCCGCCGCCTACTGGGACGACCCGACATCCTGGCAGCGGGTAGAGTGGATGCCCCCGAGTTGGCCGTATCTGAATCCCGTGCAGGATGTGGATTACCGGGTGGCCATGATTCGCGCCGGGCTCACCAGCCGCTCGCGGGCCGTGAAAGAAATGAACAGTGCGGACGCTGAGGTTATTGATCAGGAGCAGGCCGCCGACAAGGCGCGGGCGGAAAAGCTCGGCCTGCAATTTGATTCGGACGGCTGGCGAGTCAAGACCTCCACTCCGGCTCCCCCGTCTCCTCCGGATGATGGTTCTGGACCCGCCAAAAACATGGCACCGGCGCCGATCCACATTGCCGGTCCGGTGATTCACAATCACATCACTCGCTCTGGCCCGTTCACGGTCCGCGATGCGGCGGGGCATATTACCCGCACCATTGCCCCGGTAGAGGAGGATTCCTGATGGCGCACAATCCCCAGATCAGCGTCACCGCCGCGAATGCCGCCGCCGATGCGGTGTGTGGGCTTCTCGGCAACGGGTATCTCCGGATCTACGGCGGCGTCCAGCCGGCCGACGCGGACACCGCTCTCGACGGCCAGACCCTGCTGGCGGAGTTGCGGTTTGGCGCCACGGCCTTTGATCCCGCGGTCCTCGGGGTGGCCCTTGCGAATGCCATCACGGCGGACCCAGACGCCAACGCCACCGGGGCCGCGACGTGGTTTCGCGCCCTCGAAAGCGACGGGGCCACGGTCGGCTTCGACGGCTCGGTCGGTGTGGCAGATTGCGACTTGAATATGAATAGCACGGCGATCCAGATCCACGCGGAGGTGAGAGTCACCAGCCTCGCTTACACGCAGAATCAAGGGGCCTAGATGGCACAACTCGGGGACGGGAGCGGCAGCGGATATCCGGCGGCGGTTGACACGGCGCAAACTTATGCGAACGTGGCGGCCCCGATCGCGGATGATGATAGGCGCATCGACGCCGAGCTCCTCAACGATATACTCGATACGCTGAAAAAGCTGGAGACGGCGCTTGGCGTGAATCCGCAAGGCGCAAGCGCCGATGTGGGCGCCAGGATCGGGGCGCTGAATCAGGCCGCCATCGCGGACCTGAAGACGACGGACAGTCCGGTCTTCGTGACCGCAAAACTCTCGGCCTTGACCGACGATTACATTCCCTATCACGTCAACGATGCGACGGGGCTGGCTAACGGACCGACGAAGACGAATGTGGATAGTGCTGTCAGCCTGAAGCACGCAGCCGTCACAGTCTCCGCGCCTATCTCAGC